TATTTCTTGCATAATGCACCCTCAAAAATATGATTATAGCACCTTTGGGAGTGCATTAAAAAACCGCCTAAGGCTCAATCTTCTTACTTACAGTCTCTTGAAACGAGAACGAAGCGCCACTAATAGTGCCCTGCGTTGTTGCTACCATTGGCTTAACAAAGGCGCATTGACCGCCACCTGTTATACTTCTACGCCTGTGCTATCTTCAATTATTAGTGCCATTGTTTATCCTCAATTATACTGCTGTAGCGTCGTTGTATAAAGTTAGCGACTTTAAAGATAAAACTGTTGTCGTTGAGTCACCAGCATCAGTCTCGTCTTTCTTTTGGATAGCCACCCACAGCTCAAGCCCATGTAGCACATTATCAACACTGGACACGGTATGGATAACAAGTGGGATGTCATACTCTGCCGTATCTTTCTTTTTCGTGAACACATCAACATTCTCTCGAAAGAATGGCACTGAACCATCTGGGTATTTGACCCTCCACACCACAACGTAATCTTTATTATCTTCTTTGCTTGTGAAATCGTAAATCACACGAATTGTCAGCGCTGTCAATGGAGCAGGGTTATACAATATCCTGTTGTTTACACTGTCTATCGCGTCGTTGATATCTCGGTTAGGCTGTGCAGCTGTAAACGATGATATTACAGGGTTGATTGACGCCCCCTGTGACAAATCAACTCTCTGAAAATCACCGTTAGAGAAGTTACCTAAAGTATTGCCAGTGTAAAATACCTGCAATACAGCAGACTTAGCGTTGTTTATTTCATCTAAAACAGCTTGCACCATGTTACCAGTCAAAATCGGGCTAACTGAGTTGGGGGCTATCTTTGATTTGTATTCGTCTATTGAATCTTGTGCACTCATGTGTACTGCTCCGTGTGTTGTTCAGTGTGAATTCTTTGTGTAGCATCCGCAATAACTTTCCACGGCGCTGGTGAGCCTGTGACCATAGACATACTTGGCACAGTGTTACTTCCTAGCTTTGCAAATAAAACAGGGTATACATTCTCGTCAAACGTCTGCCCTTCTTCTATAAGGTCATGTATCTTAACTCCATCGTTATCGAGTATCTCTGTCTCATTAGTTTGGTGGTATGAGTTTATCCATTCGTTAGGCATGCTATGCTCCTCATGTTAAATCTGCAACTATCCGCCAAGGGCATGACGGATCGCCTGAGTCCATCGCGTCAATAACATTCGTCCCCAGCTCTGCGTACAGTGCAGGGTATGAGGTTTCGTCAAACGTTTGACCTGTTAGAATCTGGTCAAACTTATCAACCCCATTCTCTTTATATTTCTCATTAGGGTCTAGCACGGGCATTCCGATACTTGGAAAATTATTCATTTATGCGCCTCCTGTGTAATCAGCTACTATTTTGTAAGGATGCGGTGATCCAGTTTCTGTTGCGAGTGTTGGTGTAGATTTAAAGGTACTATCTTGCCAAACTCTCCAACCAGTTAGGTATCGACTAGTTGCAAGGTCTTCTCTCGTAGTGGCTGTGATATTTAATTCCGAAGCTTTTTCACTACCTGAGTACAATACCGTAGAGCCTCCTGTGTATGCTGCTGTTATCTGGTTAGCATCCTCTGTTACTGTGATATTCGAGCTTGCAGACAAAACCACATCCCCACCTAAAGAGCCTTCCCCGACAGCGAACCTCATTGTTTGCCCGTAAATATTGGAAACCACACTCACACTGATTTGATAAAGTTGGTTGCCAGAATCATCCGTAGCAGTCAGTAGTACCTCGCAGGAGGAGTTATTAAATGTCGGGTTTTGTGATACATATGCATTAAGTGTGTAGCTATTATATCGGGCTGGAGTGTCTCGCAGTACCGTTACATCACTATTTAGTATTATACCCCCACCACCTACCCCAATAGATTCAAATAACTCTGGCGTATAAGGTGCAGTGTTCCCATACCACACTGGGTAATTTGGTTGTGATGTGTCCTCATGGTTCGAATTCAGGGTAGATGGAGAGTAAAATACACCTTGAGCTAAATACTCTATACCTTGTAACGATACGAGGTACTTGCCGTACAATTCAGGGTGTGTGAGTGGATCTATGCGACTTGCAGTTGGCAGTAGGTCATACGTAGGAACTCCTTCGCTATCCACCCACACACTCTCACCTGTGACTATCGCCCTGCCTATTTGAACACCCGTGAAGGCGGCCACCTCCGCAATTGAATTAAACCCAGAAGATGACCTGTAGCCGTTAAATGAGATATAGCCAACATTTGAGCTATAGCCCTGTGTTGATTTGTATCCCATTAGTCGTTCACCTCAAAAGAAACTGTTGCTGTAATCACATCCGTAGCAGTAGCGCCGCTGACAGTGAATAGAAACTCTGCAATTGCACCCTCAACCTGTACCGATACTGGTGCGGATAAATCAATAGCAGTCGCATCTGGGATATCCTCAAATGTCGCTGAACCTGGTGCTTTAGCTTGGATTTTTAACGCGCCAGCCGTACCAGTTGTTTTTACGCCGATATGGTGTCTTAACGCTCGTATATTGCTAGTCATTACCTTTGGGCTTTCTGATGCTGTTATATTAAACTGCTTGCTATCCATTTTGCATTACTCCGTATCTGTTTGCATGTATGTTGGTGCGTAAGCTGTGCGCTCAAACCCCTGTCCTGCTGGCTGTAGTGGGTTTTGATTCATCTCTGGTGGCGTGATTGGCATGATACCCTCAAATGCTTGTTTTGCACTTGTCAGTAGCGATAGTGGCAACATCTTGCCATAGTTAGCAGCCAGAATCTCAGCTAGTTTTAGGGTGACAACTAGAATATAGTTATTTGTTAGCCCGCTCTCATCGTTTGGATCTACATCTGTATCTTCAAGTACAGGGGTAAATCCGATATCAACAACAGGTATATTAGACAGCCATTGAGCCATCATGCTTTCTAAGTCATTTAAGGCAATGCTAACCTCTTGGGTTGATGGCGTAGAGGTTATGCCACTAATCATCAGCTTTTGAAATGCTCGGGTTACTAATTCACCCTTCGTTATTGTCGCCATTTTGCATCTCACTTAATTTGTTTTGTAGGGTGTCTAGCCCCCATCGTGAATTTGCGTGAATACCGTACTCATCAAGCTTGTCCATTAGGATTTGCTTTTGCTCATCTTCTGTTAATTCAGATGGGCCAATAGCGGCTTGCTTTTCAACCACTTTAAAATCGCCCTCAATAGGCATTTTATCCAGTGATGTTGACCAGCCTTTATCTAAAAACAGTTGAGTATCTTTGCTGTCAATTGTTCGGATTGAGTACTCAACATCGCCCGCTTTATATGGGCCGCCTTGTTTGTAAATATGAATCATGTATTACCTCAAGAAAAAAGCACCCCGAAAGGTGCTATTGATTACTAGGTTTGGTTATCTAAGATAACGCCTAGCATTGAAGGTTGCACTACTTGCACATCAAAGAACACAAGAGCTTTCATCTTGAATACTTCGTTATGGAAGTCATACGTATAAGTCATGCGCATTGGCAAGCCCTGCTCTGTTGTAGCCTCAACCACGTTAACACTACCCGCGTCAGCTGGAACCGGTAAGCGACCTGGTACAATACAAGTTGATTCAGGCGTGTAAAACAGAGTCGGGTTACTGCTTGCAATGTTAATGATAGAGATAGCCGCTGCATCTGCCGCTTGCGCTGAACAGTTTTTATAAGGGCCGTCAATAACGATTGAAGGTTGCACAATAGATGAGCCTGCACCGTTAACCGCTTTAACTGTGAAGGTCTGCAAGTCGCCAGAATCTTCACGGGTTTCAGGGTTTAGCGCATTAACACCAGTAATTGTAAACTTAGTGCCAACAGGGAAGTTACCATCAGTAACACCAGTGATTGCAAGTGTCATTGAGCGATTATCTAAGTAGAAATCGTTTGAATCGTAAGTTGCTACTGTGTGTGATTGATCACCATTGATAGCCAAGCCCGTTGTTGCGTTAGCTGGCAGGTTAATCAGGTAATCACTGCGCATTGTGTCAAATGTCGCAAGCATTGGCAGTTTCGCTTTAGTTAGCGCATCTGCTGGAATGCCATCTTTACCGTAGTATTGATTTTGACCTAAATCTTTCGCTACATTGCCGTAATGCTTGTTAGACAAGAATAGTTTTTTATCAAAACCACCAAGGCCGTTATTAAGCATTAACAACTCTGCATCAATTGGATCAGCATAATCAAACGCTGACGCACTTGAAATAACAAGTGACGCTTCATTAATCATTGTTTGATAACACGTAATGTCAATTGCGTTACGTAACTCACGCGCCATGCCTTTTGCGGCTTTAGCTCGCTTCGCTGGGTCGCGCAGTGCTTTAGTTGAAATTGAAGTTAATACGCGCTTTGACTTATCGCGGTTAACCGGGATTAGACGTTCAATGTTATCCTGAATGTCACCCTCTACTGATACATAACCATCTTGTACCTCGTAGCGTAGCTCCATTGGAATGTGCGTAGTATCATCACTGCGCTCACCGTCTAAATCTGAAAAATCAAACGTGTCTAAATCTTTCGATAAAGTTGCGTTTAAATCTGTTGCTTCTACGACTTCTTCCCAAAGGGTTGCCATCGCATCCTGTGCCCATGTATCAGCCATTTTCTTTTACCTTTTTCTTGGCGGCAGCTAATGCCTTAAAGTTTTTAGTGCTAGGTGTTTTTTGGTACGCTTTTCGCGCTTGA